TTCGTCATTCATTGTAGTATCACCACTTCCAAATTGTAAATCAATTGTATTGTTTGAATTTACTTTTACTGAAAATCTTTTTGGAACTTTTTGTACTTCTAAAATATATGGTACATTATTTGAATAGTCTTCCAATTCACCATTTATATTTGCCTGTTCTATGAAAACACTTTCTTGTGCCAAATACGGAACCTCATACCATTTAGAACCATCGGTAGTTTCTGTAACGGATGTTATTTCTATAATATTATCATCATCTATTGTAGCAGTCGGATAATCAGTTTCATCGGAAGCAAATGAAATACCAGTTGATACTTCGGTTGCAGATATTGCTTTTACTTTTTTAGTAAGTAAGTACCACAAAGGATTACCATTTGAATCTCTCGTATGAACATCAACATCTCTACTTCCGGTTTGTGCAAAATCAACACCATCAATTGTTCTAAATGTTATATCATTATTTGAGTTGGATTTTATCTCCATGCCATCTTTTATCTTCAAACAAAATCTTTCATCAACTTCAAATCTAGTACCACCTTCATTATTAAATACGGATGGACACAATTGATAGACAGTTAATGTTGTAACTGCCGGTGTTGAAATTTTTGGTTTATATCCCATAGATTGTGCCAATGCTATTACATTTTTCCTTTCTGTAACATACATTAACATTGACTCTTTTAATTGAGTATCTTGATAAAAAGATAAAACATCTCCTATTGCAGCAGCTTGTTCAATGAATACCATACCAGGAGACGCTTCGTTGAAATCGGAATATGTATCTGGAAAATATGTTCTAGTAAAATCAATTAGGTTTTGTTTTAAAGTTGAAAAGTCTTTACCAACATAATTGATATTCTTTTTGTCACTTCCCCAATTTTTATCCAAAGGTTTAATTGCCATCTTTATTTATTTAATTATTCGGGCCTATTTGTACCCAATCTGATATGTTCGGATTTGACTTTAATGAAAATTTAATATCGAATGCAATTTTGTTATTATCAATATCATTTTCGTCATAATCAAATACTATTTCGTTTATGTTTAAATATGGTAACCAAATATCAACTGCTGCATTAATAGTTGTTTCTATTCTATTTTCTATATTGGTATCATCCATTGGTTCGAATAACACTCTCCATATATCACAACCAAATTCAGGTTGCATTAGTCTTTCACCTTTTTTTGTTAAGATTAAATTTTTTAAATTATCTTTGGCTTGATTTAGAGTTGTGTAATTAACAGAAAATATACCACCTTTATCGGAACTTTTATTTATTCCAATACCAAGTATTTTATAATTATTTTCTGTTAAATCGTTTACATTAACTTTTCCTAACTCTATTGCCATTTTTATTTAAATCTTTTTACTAATTCACTATAATCTCTTGTTAACGCTTTTATTGTAGCATCTTGCAAACCATCACCGGTTGATTCGAATTGTTGTGGAACATTTTGAGGTGCTTCCATTCCTCTGTAATCCATAGTATCCCATCCTTCCTCTTGATATTCGGTTGGTTGAATCATATCCAATACACTACCACCACCCATACCAGGTGCACCACCTTCTACTCTTTGTGCGGCCGTAAATGGCTGTGTCATATTTAAAATTTCATTAATCATTGGGTCTTTTGTAAATTCCTTTTTGATTTGAGGTCTTTGTTGTTGTAGAATTGGTTGTTGTTTCCTAACAGGTGCAGGAGCAACTTCTGTCATCTCTCTCAATGAAGGAGCAGATGTTTTTCTTTGTGAGTTTAATGTAACCGCACCAGATTTAATTAATTTAGCTAATTCTTCTTTAACTTGTTGTTTAACTTCATTTTTAACAACTTCCTTAATTAAACCTACTAATAATTTTGAATCCATAATAATTGTTTGTATATGTTTTAGTAATAAATATTTGATTTAATAATTTATCCCACAACTCTGTAACCTGTCCAATTTAATATTGCCGGAGCTGGTGGTGCTGGTGGTGGGTATTGTGCCATAACTGACATAGTACCACTTGTACCCATTAAATGAAATTTTGCTAATGTTACAAATGGGTCTAATAATATGTTTGTTGGAGGTGAAAATACTAATGTAGGTGGAATAAACCATATATTTGGTATTTGAGGAATTTTACTTCGTATCAAATCATACGCCATAGCTTTCAACTCTTCTTTGGTTGGAACCTTTTCTTTTATCATTTCTTTTAATTCTTTTTTTGTAGGAATTTTCGGAATAGATATACCGGGTAAAGCAATTTCAGGTACTACACCTTCTATTGTATCGTTTACATATTTTTTTATTTGTTCTTTTGTTGGTTTTGGATTTGGTATACTATCCGCAATCATAACTGCGGTTTCTACGGCAGCATATATTGGTACAAGTATAACTTCTTCAATCGGTTTTATAATAATTTCTTCTAATTGTTTAACCGCCTCATCTATCAATTTATCTCGTGCTGCTTCTATTAGTTTTCTTTTCTTTGGTAGTTTTGGAAATGGAAACTTAATTGATTTTTTTATTTGAGAACCAATAGATGGTTTTTTCTTTTTTGCTTCCTTCAACTTTTTTAATATATCAACGGCAGCTTTTACAACGGGATGATTTTTAATATTCGGTGCAACTACTTTGTTATTTAATATTTTTAATGCAGTTTCATAAACCGGAATAGTGATTGGTGGTAGAGGTTCTACTGCGGGTAAAGTTATAATTTGTTTTTTTAATTCATCTTCTAATAGTTTTAAAGCTTTAACTTCGGCTTTATTTTTAGCAGCTGATGCTGCTAATGATATTGGACTTGGCCCGATGTTTTGAATTGTACCCGGTGCAGGTGGAGTAGAAGGCCAACCTAATGGTTTTAAAATTGGATTTGGTAATGGTGACATTTCTGCACCCAACCAATATGCATCAAATGCTGACGGATATATTTCTTCTAATATATTAAAATTTTCATCTTCACTTTCTTGTCCTTTTTTCATCGCTGCTTTAATTACATCGGACATTCCTTTTACATTTCCATTGATTACATTTACACCATATAACATATCACCACCAGTACGTTTTATACATTGGTCATATTCATTTGCATAGAAATCTGCAAAGGCATCGGTATCTTTGGAAAATCTACCAGACACCATTTCTCTTAAAACATTTACTTTAAAGAGTGTCCAAGACATATTACTTGCTTAAAAAATTGTTAGATGATAATAAAGAATTTAATTTTGACTTTATCATATCAAATTCGAACCTATTTGCGGGCCCTTGTTGTGTTGGGCCACAACTTGTACCATAAATTTGTTTATTTATAGCATCAATTAATTCTTTTAATATTTTTACAAGTTCACCACCTAATACCATCTTTTGAACTTCTGCACCTGCATCTCCAACACCGGTATTTTTCCCTAAATATATTTTACCATTTTCTGAATTTAAAAATATTTGATTAGAACCAGCTGAGTGGAATGTTATTTTATTATTAGAATGTAAATAAATTTCCTTTTCAGCATCAACTGAGAAATTACCATCGGTTATAACACCTGTATTACTTTTACCGAATATAATAAATTCTTTAGCTTTTGCTGATAATATAATTCTATCCGAATTTACAAATAGTTGGTCACCACTTAAATTTTTCGAATTTGGATAATCTTTAAATCCTATTTTTGTTTTTTTAATAGTTTCTGCGAATGGTATTTTTACTTTATTAGATGTAATATAAATAGATGTACCATCTTTATTTATATCTTCTTCAATTAACGTACCAATTGGTTGTGAATCCAATTCTGGATTTTGTTTATTACGAATTAATATAGATGGTGATGATGTTTTATCATCTTCCGTTAAAAATAATTCAGAAAACCTTATTGTATTACCGGCTCTGCCACTTATAATGGTATCTCCATCTTTTGGTTTTAAAAATTTAATTTTCTCATTAACATCTACTTTATCTTCTTTATTAACTTTATTGGTTTCGGTCTTTCCGCCAGAATTTGTTGTACTTTTTAAATTAGCAGCTGATGTATCCTTACCGGCGGATTCTAATTCTTTTTTTGAACCACGTTCATGTGTAATATAATCTCTTCTATAATTTGGATATACAGTATTTGTATATGGTAAGTAAAATGTTTGTTGATTTCTACCAAACATTTTTAAAATGATAACAGTTTCTCCTTTTTTGGGGAATGTAAAATTATTTTTATCAAATGGATAAGCATAATCATCTTTCTCAATGGTATCTTCAAATAAATAAGTTATTGCACCATATAGTCTTGCATCGGTATCTGCGAATGTGGTATTTTCATTATAGACACTTATATTATCACTAACACTATTCTCTACTAATGGAGTATTTGTACCATATACGTTATCTACTGTTGCTAAAAATGATTTAACGTCAGTCATTATAATTTTGTTTTAATTTCTTCAATTTCTATTTCTAAATCACCCATTTTTTCTTTTGCTTTTTCTTCAACGGCATTAATGGTGTCCTCCATATCTTGAAGTAATTGTGCTTTTTCGGTTTCACTTAACCAACCATCTTCACCAATACCCTTCGCTTCTGCAGCTGCTAATCTTTGACCTATTGTTGCAAGTTTAATTAAGTGGTCATCGTTTTTAACCGATACTTCAATCAAATCTTTTATGATAGGTGCAATGACCGTTGCCTCACCCACATTACGAATTAACTTTCTCAATGATTCAATTAATTCAGAAATGTTTTTCTTTTTGTTTTGTTGATTTTCGTAAATATCTTTAAATAATGATGATAAGTTTTTACCATCAAATAATTGAAATTCTGTTGCCATATGTTATTTTATATACTAATAATTATTTACTTATCAAATAA